GGTTGACTGTAGGCAAAGCCGCGTCCGCAGCGGCAAATAACGCCTCGGTCTTAGCCGCCTCGATCATGCGCTTGGCGGCGTCGGTCATAATTCAATCGCCATTGCTCGGATGAAGGTCTCATCCATCGTCTCGGGCGTGTAATCAAGCGCGAACCCGAGCATCTGCATGTCTTGACTGGTGCGCCGCCACGTCACCGAATTGTCCACCACCTGCCGCAATGACCAGTTATTCGGGAAGCCGTCGATGAATGCGTCAAGACGGGCTATTTCAGCCTTCCCCAGAGCCAAGCGGCCTTGCAATTTGGTGCAGACCATGCTGGCCCGCAACTCGTCTATTGTGAGCGTCCGCACAACCCATTCGCGCACCCACTCGCCGTCCACCTGCGTGAAATCCTCGGACAGCGTGGCCTGCTGATTGGCGTCAATGGTAGGGCGGTCCATAACGCGGAATGGATAGACACCCTTCTCAGCCATCATCGCAAGGGTTACTTCCTCCGGAAACGAAACTTGAGGATTAGCAGCTTTCAGCCGCGCGATACTGTACTGGTGGGGTTTGCTGTCTGTGATGCGCAAAAGATTCATGATACTATCCTATCCTAAATTATATTCATGGACACTGCCAGAGCTATACCCAATAACATACATCTTTAGCCCGTCCGGCTTGAATGTTACGCCAAAGGGCTGGCTCTCTTTCGCCGCTACACTAAACGATTGTAGGAATACCGCTGTTGATACACTCCAAGCGGTTGAGAGGTTATATTCATGGACGCTGTTAGAGCTATCGCCAATAACATACATCTTTAGCCCGTCCGGCTTGAATGTTACGCCAAAGGGCGAGGTCTCTTTCGCCGCTACACTAAACGATTGTAGGAATACCGCTGTTGATACACTCCAAGCGGTTGAGAGGTTATATTCATGGACGCTGTTAGAGCTATCGCCAATAACATACATCTTTAGCCCGTCCGGCTTGAATGTTACGCCAAAGGGAACTGTCTCTTTCGCCGCTACACTAAACGATTGTAGGAATACCGCTGTTGATACACTCCAAGCGGTTGAGAGGTTATATTCATGGACGCTGTCAGAGCTATACCCAATAACATACATCTTTAGCCCGTCCGGCTTGAATGTTACGTCAGTGGGCTGGCCCTCTTTCGCCGCTACACTAAACGATTGTAGGAATACCGCTGTTGATACACTCCAAGCGGTTGAGAGGTTATATTCATGGACGCTGTTAGAGCTATCGCCAATAACATACATCTTTAGCCCATCTGGTTTGAATGTTACGTCAGTGGGGATACTATCTTTCGCCGCTACACTAAACGATTGTAGGAATACCGCTGTTGATACACTCCAAGCGGTAATCACTTCCCCAGCTCCGCCTGCCCCTCGGCTATGCCAACCCGCCAGCATCAGGAACCATTCCCGACAAGCGCGCCGTAAAGAACGCTTGAAACCTTCCAGAGGCTTATGACCGTGAAGCCCGTGGTCGCCAGCGTCGGGGCTACCGCACCATTGTTGACCCACGTCACGCTCGGCCATGTGATCGTAAACGCCGTTCCGTCATTGACCATTACCAAGATGCTTTCCCCCGTTACAAGACTATCGGTCGGGGTGCTGTTCGCGGTCAGAGTCCATGTCTGGATTGTGCCGTTTGCAGGCTCAAGCGCGGGCGTGGTGCCCGTTAGGGCGAATACAGTTTCAACAACCTCTTTGATAGTGATGGCCCCGATCAGGGTGCCGCCAGACTTAGGCAGGGCATCGGTCGCGAGGGTGCCTTGTGCCGCCGTGGCGTAATCGGCTGCTGCTGTGGTTGCAGCCGTGCCAAGACCTGTGATTGTGGCAACGGCCTGCGTTCCTGTGTGGTTTGCCCGAGCTAAAAGAGTGGCATCGGTGCTGTTAGCTGTCGCGCCATCCGCTACGTTCAACAGCGTTCTCACCTGTGTATCTGTCAAATCCTCTGGGTCGCCTGTGCCTGCCGTTGTGCGGCCTTTGATCGTGGCCGTGGCCATGTTCGCCGCCTTGGCGTTGGTCACAGCGTCATTGGCGATTGTCAGGGCTGTCGCGCCCGTCACATCGCCCGTGTGCGTCGCGTTTGTTGTCACATCCCCGACATAGAGGATATTCCCGTCCGTCACGGCGGTATCGAATTGCGCCTTGGTGCCAGTGATACCGACAATGGATGTTTGGTCGCCAGTGTTGGTGCCGCTGAAGGCGTCCAGCTTGGTCTTGTCCGCCGCCGACATACTGCCGGGTACAGAACCCGTAGCGGGCACAATAGAGATTGAGGGGGTTGACCCGCCCGACGATGCAATCGGCGCTGTGCCGGTCACGTTTGTGACCGTGCCGCCGCCCGATGGAGTTGCAAATATGCCATCGCCCCGCAAGAACGTCGTTGTGTTGTTTGGTGGTGTCGGAACAGCCCCGCCTACCGTTGCCGTCATTGCAGGCAGGTCGGAGTTGACCGCGATGCTCGGCAAGCCTGTGCTTGTGGTATTCTTTAGAAGGCCAGTTGTAAGCGATGCCAAGGACGTGCCGTTGATGCCCGTCACAGTCAATGCGGTTGCACCAGCGGCGTCGCCCGTGTGAGTGGCGTTCGTTACTTTTGCAGTGTTGGCAATTATTGCCGAAGCCTGCGGTGCCGTGAATGCCGCTGTGGTGTTTGTAAGCACGGTCGCCAATGGCTGGCCGTTTGTAATGCCATACCCGGCAAGTGTTGTGGCGGGCTGCACCGCGCTGTTTGCCAAGCCCAGCGCCGCGTCGATCTGAAGTCCCGTAAATGCTGAATTATAGTCGGCCACGTTATGCCCCCACTCTGAATGTTTCGCCGTCCGATGTGATAAGCGCGTCCGAGCCTTGCGGTAAAAACGCCGCAAACAACGCAGCACTTGATCCTGGCCCTACGACCTTAACCATCCAAGATATAACATGACCGGCAGGGTTCATCGGGATGACTTCCTGCACTGGCCAATTTGCGCCGCTGATTTTCAGCACGTCCGATGTGCTAGGGGTGATCGTGACGCCGTGATTGACCAGAGAATAGACCAACTCGCCCGCACCCAGCGCCAGCCCGGTGCGCTGCGTGTAAGCCTTGGCGGCAGGCTTGGCAACGAATGTGTGAACCACAGGTGCGCCGGGCACAGGTGCCCATTCTAGCCCCGTGGGCTGCCCTGTGCGGGTGATGGTCACATAGACCGCCCCAACCCCGTCACCCGCCTCACGCCCCGCCTCAGCGTAGGCCGCTGCTACCTGTGCGGCGATTGCGGCCCCGCTCATACCAGCCTCGGGCCGGTTGAGTATCCGTAAAGCCCGCCGCCGATGCACTGGCGGAGCATGGTTTCAATTTTGGTGGATCTTGGAACGGACGCGCCGCCCTTGCTGGCGTCACCCGTCACCTGCCATTTGATATCGCCCACGCCGACAAGCACTTTCTGATCGGCCGGGGTGAATGTCTTGGTCCAGATAAACGGATTCGCCACCTCGGCAATGGCCGCCTCATATGTGGCGCTCTCCACATTGTCGCTGTCGGCGGTGCAGGTCGATCCGTCCAGATAGGTGAATTGGATATAGTCGGACGCCCGGACCAGCGCCTGCAATGTCGCTGCGGTGTTGGCGATTACCGTGCCGCGCGCCCCGGCATAGGCGATCAGTGCTACAACTGTTCCGATCATGGCACGCTCCCTGTGAGGACGGGGCCATTACAGCCCCGCCGGTTGGTTATTTTTTGCCGCCAAGCATGGCGGGCGGTGCAACCGGCACAAGCCAACCGCTTTCAAGCCAACCGGCAACGCCCGCATTCTTCGCCAAACCGGCTGGAATGCTGATGCTGTCGCCTTGCCTGACCTCGGTGCCATCGGGCATGATTAACATGCCGCGATAGGTGCTTTTGTGCGCGGCCATGGTCAGAGGCCAGTTCCATATCGCACCGCTGCCGGGGTGCGGATGCTGACCGGCGAGAACCGGAACGCGCCGTAGGTGCGGATTTCAAGCCCGGCCTGTTGCGGTGCCAAGAACATCAGCGGCATAGGCATGTGC